TCATATCAGATAGTACAGCTTTATGCAGCACGTTAAATAGCTGGGCTACGTGGAACGCTTCATAGTCTGGTATCGGTTTGTCCTGGCAGTTCGGGCAGAGATCATAATACCCAGCGTCCTTACTGCCACATACCACACAAACCCCATCTTTTAAAGCTTTCCAATTTTCTACGGAAGCCTTCGCTATTCCCTTTAAACTTTCTTCATAATTCCATTCCATGAAAATACCCCTTTTTCTTTTTATTGTATCACCCAACGACGACAAAGAAAAGACCCTACAACTTTGCAGCTGTAGGGCTTTCCTGGGTAATTGCGTTCTTCCGAACTGTAACTATTTTTTGATGTCGTCTACTGTAAGTGTGATCTTCTGACCTTCTTTTGTTTCAAAATTCAAGTCACAGTTAAGAAAGTCCGCGGCCTTTATTAAGTCGGACGCCGTGAAGCTATCACGGTTAAACTTATTGTAAAGAGCCTGTTTAGAAGCCAGTCCCAGCGCTTCCGCTAAGTCTTCTGTCTTTTTACCCTGTAGCTTAAGAAGTGCCTTGATCTTGTCGGCTACTGCCAAACTGTACACCCCCTTTCTATTAGGATATTATAATTATAATCAAATTGATTAGAAAAGTCAATCAAAAAAGTTAGAAAAATAATTAAAATAGGTATTGACAATCTAATCATTATGAAGTATTATCTAATCAGAAACGAAAGATAAATAACTAAACACGAAAGGCGGTAACGATATGGTAGATAAGGATAGAATAAAAAAGTTGTTAGATAAGGTTTACAGATTAAACTATTGGTTTTGTAACGAAATGCTGATAGACGAGCAACACGCAGCCGAATTTGAAGAAGCTTGCAAAAAAGCAAATGAAAGCGGCGAACCTGTAATTATGGTTTCTGCTGCGGAAGGTAACGCGAAATGTATGAAAAGTTGTATGAAAGACACAGTAGCAATTCTTAACTTCCTTCGTAAAGAGGAAAACTGGGAATACCTGGAACCTTGGCAAATGGCCGGTGCGGAAGCCATGTTTAACCAGTGTTCCGAAGATAACGTAGTACCGTTCGATCTTCCGGCGGCTTTAATGTCGGTTCTTGGTATGTGGGACGAATTAGAAAACAGCTTTAAAAATTAGGGGATTCGGCCCCTTCCAGGAAGGAAGTGAAGATATGAACAAGGACGCATGGTATCAGTATTTTACAGAGTGCGAAGCGGTTACCGATCGCAACGCCGAACTGGTGGAAGAAAAGTTTAAAGAGTGCGAAGCATACACCGAAAAGGTGTTAAAGAAAAAGTACCCGGAATGTGGGGTAGTCTTCACCAGACACGCCGAAGCAATTAAGGCCGGCTACTTCACAATCTGGATAGACACCGGAAGCGTTACACACAAAAACATAAAGCTGGAAGACTGCGGCATTAAGCCAGTAGAACTTTACGACTATCCGATAAGACCGGATTACTTTTAAGGGGGTGTTAAGAAAATGCTTTACAGCGAATTTTTAAAGGGTACACGGGCGCCAGAAACGCCCGATACCTACGATCAGTTCCAGATCATAGAACAAATTTATGAAGACTGCGAAGGAATGACAAAGGAAGAAGCTTACCGTATCTGGAAGCAGACCTACGGCCGCGAACTGAAACGCCGTGAACTTCGCCAGCGGGAACGCCTGGAACTTTTAATTAACCGGGAAGACTATGATAGCGCCGATCGACCACACCGGGCAGCGATCTACCACGAACTTAGTACCCTTTTCTGGGCGGCATATTACAATAAAGACGGTAGCCGGTGCCGCCTTGCCACAGAAGGGCGCTGTTTTACAGACGTATATGGTATTACCTGGATACTGCGATACGACGGAAGGTACCCGAACGGGAACACGATCTTCAAGTTATGCGCTGTAGTCCGTGGGCGTATGCTGGATACCGATTTTACAAACTGAAAGGGGGTATTCTAGTGGAATGTGCAGTAGTGATAGTGGAAAACGGCTGTATCGTGATCTATAAGAGTGACGACCGTTTGAAGCTTGAAAAGGAAGTGATACGGGCGAAGAAATCCGGTTTTCCTTACGCCATAATTGTACCGCGTGACACCAATACTACAGTTTAAAAATATTTTTCTGTGACAGAGGTAAACAGAGGATAACAGAGGGTAACGACGACACACGGCGGAAGTTATAAAAATTGTCGTGAAGACAAGTCGTATTTGTATCCTTATATTTTACACTGTATAATTGTCACACAGACAAATAAACAAGTAAAACCGTCACAAGGACAACGGCAAAGGAGAGAAAAAAGCAATGAACAAAGTAAAGTATTACAGACTAATTAGCGGTCTGTTACTCAAAGACCTGTCAGAGAAAACAGGGTTATCCGTGGGGCATTTATCCCACATTGAAAACGGTAATAAGCAGCCGTCTAAGTCCGCTATGGAATCTATAGCATTAGCTGTAGGAAGTACGGTACCAGAAGTCTTTTATACGCCGCTTACGGCAGAAGAAAAAGAAGAAATGGAACACCTGGGCGACGAGGTAGACAATGGCTAAAGCCAGAGAACCGAAAGTATTTAGAAGTATGGACGATCTGCCTTTAATGCTTACGCCATACGACTTAATGGACTTTCTGGGAAAGGGCCAGCGACAGACCTACGAACTTATCCATAGTGAGGGCTTCCCGTATGTACAGGACGGCCCGAAGATAAAGATACCTAAGTGGCTGCTTATAGAATTTATAAATGAGAAAGTAAGGAAGGGGGAACCTTTGTAATGAAAATCCAGGAAGTGACGATAGAAGGCTATCAGTCACACACAAATAGTACCTTTCGTCTTTCCCCTGGGCTGACGGTCATTACCGGACCGTCGGACGCCGGAAAGACAGCGATCATAAGAGCGCTTCGGTGGTTCGCTTTTAATGAACCGACCGGGGAAGCGTTCTTACACACAATCCGTAACCCGGACGGGTCAGTTAAAGAAGCTGTAGACCAGGTTAAAGTATCCGTAACATTTGATAACGGTATCACGATCACGAAGACCAGAAGAAAGGGTAAGACGACCTATACACACAGCGCTTTCCCTACAGCGTGGGAAAAGGCAGAGATACCGCCAGAGATTAAGGAAACCCTGGGACTGGTAAAACAGCAGTACGGTGATTTTGAAACCTGTTTAAATTTTGCTTTCCAGCTGGACGCGCCTTTTATGCTTTCGGAAAGCGCGAGCGTAGGGGCGAAGGTCTTAGGAAAGTTGGCGGGTACAGAAATCGTAGATAAGTCGATTAGCGAGGTAAATAAAAAGACCCACCAGACACGTAACGATATTTCTTACGCCGACAAACAGATAGGGGAAATCGACGTATCCCTTACGGAATACTTCGACCTTGACCGGTTCGACGCTGAACTTAAAATAGCGGAAGCTGCCTTTACAAAATTAAAGGAAGATCAGAGCCGACACGTCGCGCTTACCGCCCTTATGAATAGTTACCAGCTGAACACGGAACAGCGTATTAAATATTACGACGAAGTGGAACGTCTGGCCGGTGTGGTCGTCGCTTCTGTATCGCTTGGTATCGCGGAACGCGAACAGGCGAAAAAAGAAAAGCTGGAAGACCTTAACACAGGATTTTGGAAAGCGGTACAAGATCAGAACGAACCTTTAAGGGTTATCCATATTACGCGGAATCTGGAAGACTTACAGGCTGATCTTAAGGAAGTGGAAGCAGACGTAATAAGGTACGACGCACTTTTAGGTTTCCGGTATGGGTATATCAATTTACAGGAAACCATAAGAAGAACGTCGGCGCTGGTAGTGAAGTTAGACCAGGCGGTAGGGCTTTCGTTCATGCTGGACGAAGCGGAAAAAGATACACAAACCTTAGAAGCCCTGGAACGTGCCTATAAGCGATTTAACGAAGTAAGCGAAGAAGAACGCGACTTACGGTATAAGGTATCTTCCCTGGGGAACACAGAAGCCCTGGCGGACATTCTAGGAAGCATTTCTAAGCAGTACGACGAACTGGACAACCTTAAGAGGTTAAACGTGGTAAGTCAGACAAGACAGCTTTCCTATGAAGCAGCTGGAAGATACGTAGAAAAATGTAACAGAGAATTAGAGGAAGCACAGGAAGAACTACAGGCCGCCTGGGAAGCTGCCGGGGGCGTGTGTCCATTGTGCGGAAGTGAGGTAAAAGAAAATTGTACACATTAAACGACTTCTTTTGTGGGTGCGGTGGTCTTGGTCTGGGTTTCCAGAACGCCGGGTTTAAGATCGTTGGCGCCTGGGATTTTGACAAGTACGCTGTAGCCACATACAGGGAAAATGTAGGCGATCATGTGGTACAGGCAGATATACAGAAAATGTGTATTGAAGATGTACCGAAAGCTGACGTCTGGGCGTTTGGGTTTCCTTGCCAGGACTTAAGCGTAGCCGGAAAACAGGCGGGTATAAAGCTGGAATGTGCCGACTGCGGTACCGTATGGGAAGTGTCCGCGGAAACTTACAGCGAAGAAAATTTATGTCCGGGTTGCGGTGGTACGAACCACAGGGCAGCGACCAGAAGCGGTATGTTTTTTGAAATCATGCGGCTGCTGGCCGAAGCAAGAGAGAGAGAGCCGGAGAAGGTTCCGAAAGTGCTTGTAGCGGAAAACGTGAAGGCGTTAAGGAAACTTCTACCAGTGCTGGAAGCTGAATATGGAAAAGCCGGGTATAAGTGCCACGCACAGTTATTTAATAGCAAATACTGGGGCGTACCACAGAATAGGGAAAGGTATATAGTCGTCGGTACTTTGGATAGCTTGCCAGATACCTACACATACCCAGAAGAACAACACGACTACGTACCGAAGCTTTCTACAATCCTGGAAGCTGATGTAGACGACAAGTTTTACATTGCCGACGAAAAGGCTCACAAGATCATAGACCAGGCGTTACAGCGTATTTCTTCTATGGGTAAGGTATACGCCACGATTACGCCGGACAGAGTAGATAAAAGGCAGAATGGGCGTAGATCGAAGGAAGACGAAGACCCTATGTTTACGTTGACCGCCCAGGACTTACACGGCGTTATTGTAGACGACACTTACGGCTATCCTACAGAGAGAGAGAGAGAGCCGGAAAAGGATTTACACAGAGGTAGCCCCGACACTACGGAGCAGTCGGCAAGGGGTAAAGGTGGTAGAGAATACCACGAAAAGCGATACGGAAAAGACGCCCCCTTGTTCCCGATAGTCGAAGCTACAAAAGTCGGGATAGCTGTAGGGAGATATGGGGACGCCATAAATATAGCTTACCCGGAAAGTAACACCAGGCGCGGACGGGTCGGAAAAGAAATAGCCCAGTCGTTGCTTACAGGATGTTCCCAGGTGGTTATATGTGATAAGAAAGGCGGAGAAAATGACACATGATTGTAGAGAGAGAGAGAGAGCCAGCGCCTACCGGCCATAGATCAGCTAATACAGGACGGCGTAATACAGGCACAGCGTAACGGGAAAGGAACCTTTATAGGGTGTTCCCCTACGTTACTGGCGTCGGACTACAAACAAGTACCGCTGGTACTGGAAAGGGTAGACGAATGTATGAATACAGAGAGAGAGCAACGGTCGCAAGGGCTACCGGAAATAGAGGTGATAGGAATGTTAGAGAGTAGCGGACACGATCATAGCAGACGGGTACACGACCCGGACGGTATCAGCCCAACAGCTACAGCCGTAGCGGGTGGTACACATCATATTAAAATCTTCGATCACACGAAGTATAGAGTAAGAAAACTTACGCCGACGGAATACGGCAGACTACAGGCGTTTCCTATGGATAACTGGAAACAGGTTGTAAGTAATTCACAGGCGTATAAGCAGTTCGGAAACGCGGTTACCGTAACATTGGCGGAAGGTATCGGTAAGTCTGTTATCGGTTATCTGGACAGTGTTTTAGGGGGTGCGGCAGTTTGAAAAACGATTTTATCATACGTGGAAAGGAAGCTACGCTTTTTGTAGAAGCGCCGCCAAACGTAGGCTATGGTTCTGTGGAAGTAAAACTAGACGCTGCGGATATGGACTTAGTAAAGTCCTGGCCTGGTACATGGTTTTCCTTTATCCACAAAAGTAATGGACAGCTTTATATAAGAGCGACCGCCCACCGTGTCGGCGGTAAGGTAGTAAATGTTCCGGGCTTTGAACAGAAGCAGCCACTTTTACATAGGGTTATATCGAAGCCGGAACGCGGACAGAACACAATCTTTAAGGACGGCAATAGCTTAAATCTTACCAGGGATAACCTTATTAACCTTCCGATCGGCGAAAGCTACGTACCGGTAGAGCCTACCGGTCCAGAATATGCCGACATGGTTAAGGGTGTCCACTACCGGAAAGATAAACAGCGTTACGAAGTCCGGTGTTTCTACAAAGGAAAAGCCCATAACCTGGGGGTTTATAAGGACGTCGGCGCAGCGAACGAACACGCTACGGACTTCCGTAACCTGGGACCAGACGGCTACCTTACGAAATACGGAAAGTGGGGTACAGTCTAATGGGTTTATATGAAGGCGGTTTGTTTAAGGTATCCCGTAAACTTGACGGAAAAGGACGCTTACAGCTTCCGGGGGATTTTAGAGAAGCTGTAGGGTTCGCCTTAGACGAAGAAGTGGAAATAGCCGCGGTCATGCTGAAAGACAGCAAAAAGGCGGCACTTATGATAACCAGAAAGGAAGGTAATACAAAATGACAGC